GTGTACTACCGGCCTCATGGCCGGTGTTATGTCAACGCTCAGAAGTCGCAATCCTCGTCATACTTCGCCTCGGGCGTGAAGTCCCAGCCCTTCTCCTTGTAGAGCATCTCCAGCATGCGAAGCTCTTGGGGCGAGTTGCGAAGTGCGAACTTCAACCCTTGAACGACATCTCTCTGTGGTGTCTTCGTCTTGAAGGCGAGGAGCATCTTGGCTGCCATCTTCTCGAAGTTGAGGAACCTTGGTGGTCTCCCATCGCACGTGTAGGCATGGGAAGTGAACTCCACCCCCTTGCTGACCTCCGTGTGACCTTGGATCTTCACCTCAGCTCCCAAGCTCCGCATGCGCAGCTCGTCTACGTTCTCTCCTGCGAACATCATGTCATCGCCCAGTGAGACGCACATGATGCCCACTGGCCTGTCCTCGCTCTCTGTCGCGACTCTGAAGCGCAAGTTGCCAGTCAGCGTGTCCGTGACGGAGGTTGAGACTGATCCAGATCCAACGATTCCAAACCGGTTGACTTGGACCAGGTCTTCTCCAATCCGAACAACGTGGGCCGATGACAACAGCGCTTGAGCCGTGATCGCCTTTGCGTAGGCCTCCAGGAATGCCGTTGGGTTCGTGCATTGCATCCCGCCGGGCGCGATGTGTCTGGCAGTGACCATCCGGACCATGGCTTCTGCGATGAACATGCTTCTGGTCACACTCATATCATAGCCTTTGGTATCCTGAAAGCCGACTTTGTGGTCAGGTGCATGGGCTGCCAGTGTCTGGATGACCGTCTCGGTACGAGTGTACCCGGTGTCGTCGTGTCCCGTCCCCACGAGGGCCCCTAGGATCCCCATGGGATCATCGCGACCGATGGAAGCCGGACTCCGCTGGTACCTTGTGATCAGGGCCTTATTGAGTTCGTCATGAAGGCACCTCTGCACTATTTCAGCCCTGAATCCCTGATCCCATATTAGCCGCCACCTTCCGGTGGCGGCCTTGCCAGTATCATGGGGTTCCGCCTTCACAAAGACTTCTTCAGGCTCAAGCAAGCCGAGCCGGAAGAGATCCTTGGGTGTCATCTTCGAGAGCCAGCCTGTGGAGTGCACGCACATCAGCACAAGCGTCGTGATGCAGTCATCAATGAACTGCGGGTTGTCTCGAAGGTCCTTCTTCTGCTGAACCGTGCCATTCCCTGAGTAGGCCGATGCGGTCCATGCGGCGGATGCTTGGTAATTGGAACATGCGAGTGCCGTGATGACCTGAAGCTTGAAGGACATGGACGTCTTGCGCATCTCAAATGGTGCCTCTGCAGCCGTTTCCAGGATGCATGTCACGGAGGTGCGTTCGGAGCCATCTTCATCAAAGATCAGTTCCTCAGTCGGCAAAATCTTGGCCTCGAGCTGCTGCTTCAGCGAGCCTGCCACAGCTTCACGGTCTCTCGGCGGCATGACGCGTGTGGGCATCCCATCCGCGTTGACGCACGGCAATCCGAGGCGCTGTGCAAGCGCAATGTCGTCAGCATCCATCGAGACCATCTTGTCCCTCTTCCCCTGTCGTCGCGCTGTCTTCCCGATAAGCGTCATCGTCGTGGATCCTTCGTAATCCGGGCATTCGGCATCGAACTTCGTGCCGAGCCAGTTGCGGGCAAGACCGGCAGCGTGAAAGATCTCCCTGGCGTCGAAGTCGACAGGGCCGTGCTTTTCCAAGTATTCCCCACACTCTGCAAAGCCAACGTCGCCTTGGTAGGCAGCCTCCAGCAGCCTGTGGAGCGCGAGAGCCCTCTCCTTGTTGCGGTCACTTTCAATCGGGACTGGTGGTTGGGCCTCCACCTCGCCAACGACCTCTGCGTACTCGCAGAAGGCCGCCATGTCGAGGGCAAGCTCAATGTCAGCCGTGAATGTCTGGTGCTGCAATTCACCGTCAAGGGCCTCGTCGTGCACAACGGCCGAGTCAAACATCGAGACTCCTGCCTTGCGCGATCGGTTTTGGAACCGCCGCTCCCTCATGGCTGTGTGGAGGGCGTTCTGCCGTCCTCCGCCTTGTGGTGCATCCTCTGGCGTCTCACCTGCGTCGGTGCCACCATATATCCAATTGTGGATCTGCACAGCACTCGACCAGATGAGGTCCTCTTCCTCGGGAGACATGCCCGTTGTCGTTTGCAATCCGAAGACACCAGGCGAGGCTTCTTCCTGGCGCTCGCCAGGAGCACGCGACTCCTGCTTCTTCCAGGCGATCTCGCTGTGTCCAGCGTAGAGAATGAATTGGGCGATGGCTCTCGCAGTGATGGCCACATTCGTCATGGTTGCATCAGCCAGCTCTCTGCTGCCTATATGCATACCTACTACATTGCCTGCAGCGTCGCGCAAGGTCGCACCGGAAGAACCGGGCAACGTATTTGCGTCGTGGAGCATCACTCCCAAGCCCTTGGCAAGTTCAGGTGCATAGCACACTTTGCCATGTGAGCAGATCACTGTCGTTGTGCCGCCTTCCGGCGTCACCACTGACACGTCCGCATGTCGCGCGTAGTCGAAGTCCCCAGCTTCAAGCTTCTTGACTCCCAGCACCGAGAAAATGCCTTTTGCCATGTTGACAATCGTCATGTCCGATGCGTCGAGCCGTCCAGATGTTTGCAGCTTATCTGACTGGACCAGCGTCGGTTTGCCTGTGAAGTAATGCTTGGCAATCAAATCCTTGACGCACAGCCACTCAGGCCGTCCACCAGCAGCGAGCTTCCCGGCAAAGTAAAACGTCGCAGGGCTGTCCAGAGGGTTGACCTTGTCCCCCATCAGGTGGCGCACAGTCAATGCTCTCTCGACCCCCACGCGCACCATTTGCCCGGCTACCCGTATGGTGTTGTCCACTTTTTGGCCCACGAGGATGGTTCCTTTTGGCAAGGCCTGGCAGGACGAGAACTTGGTCGTTGGTGAGACATTAGCCTCGGGGCCAACCCTTGCTGCGGCTCTGACCCAACGAAGTCCTCCTGGTTCGAGAGACGACAGCTCCATCTGCACGGGTGCAGCCTTTGCATGTGGTCTCAACCAAGCGGTTCCATGGTCGTCGAAGTAAATGGATCCGACGGGTTTTGGCCTCTCCGGCTCAACGACGGGCTTCAAGCGTTTGAACTTGGCAGCACATCCATTGGCCAGCTTGGCCAGCCCATAGGCTCCACATCCCACGAGTGAAAGAGCGCCTGCAGCGGTAGCAGCAAGCATGGCTCCGAAATGAGTGTTGGTTGCTCACAAAGGCACAACAAGACCGAAGTCCTCCAAGCACGTCGCAGCCTCCGAGTGCTCACTCCCAACAAGTTGTTACCAAAGTTGTTGAAGGTCAGCCTTCAGAAAACACAACGAGCCCGAATGATCTTCAGAC